CTGGGATTGTGAGGTGGGTAGCATTCGGCTACCGGTATGGTGAAGTGCCCCTGCCAGCTATTGGTAAGATCAAGCTGGGCACTAGTTTTGAAGTTTACGGCAATCCAGACCCTGCTATCAGGCGTCCTGTTGCTGTTTCTCTTGGCTGTCACTGTCCTGGTTATGCCTTGCCCCACCCCGACCAGCGGGATGTCCCAACCGCAGTAGCTGGGGCGCAACGCCGAATGACGGCACGCCCCCCAGTTCCCGATCCGAAGTTGCTTGCTGAATTTAGAGAATTCGTTCGAAAATTCATCCGCGAGAACTTCAAACCCCTTTCACCGGACTCAGACGTTAGCGTCGAGACCTGGCTGGAGTCTTGCAATTACACACTCGCACGCAAGAAAGAACTCCTTCGCAAATGGAAAGATGTTAAACACATCCGCGACCCAGCCAAGCATTATTTTGCTGTGAAACAATTTATTAAAGACGAGGTGTATCCTGCCTACAAGCATGCACGAGCTATTAATTCTAGAACCGACGAATTTAAAGCGTTTGTGGGCCCCATATTCAGATTGATCGAAAAAGAAGTGTTCAAGCACGAGGCATTCATTAAAAAGGTTCCGATCAAAGACCGCCCTGAATACATTAAGAACCTGCTCTATGTCGAAGGAGCCGAGTATTTTGCCGCTGACTACGAATCGTTCGAAGCCCTCTTTACGAAGGTTTTGATGGAGTGTTGTGAGTTTGAGTTGTATGATTATATGACAACAGAGCTCCCCTCTGGCCGAATGTGGCTCGATATCGTTAAGGAGGCACTTACTGGAAAGAATGTCTGTTATAATAAATTCTACAAAATCATAGTAGAAGCCACCAGAATGTCTGGTGAAATGAACACTTCACTCGGCAATGGGTTTACGAACTTGATGATGCTCTTATTTCTTGCCTATAAGAAGGGCTGTACAGACGTCAAGTGTGTTGTGGAGGGTGATGACTCCGCTGCACGTTTCACCGGACCCCGCCCCACTGCTGAGGACTTTGCTCAACTCGGAATGAAATGCAAGGTCGAGTTTCATGAAAATATTGAAACAATGTCATTTTGTGGTCTGGTTTTTGATGACCAGGATTTAATTAATGTCACAGATCCTCGGGAGGTGTTAGCGACATTTGGTTGGACAAGCTCAAGATATTTGAGGTCTAATCATATCACACTTAAAAAGCTGTT